CGTTTGCCGTTGAGTTGATACACGCGAATCCCGAAATCGTGTGCTGGAGATTGTCATCGGTAGAGATTATGAACGAGTTGGTAATGGACACGGTTTGTAAGCCACCGCTGGCAGAAGGGCAAGTGTGCTGCATGTAGTTACCGAGAGTCGCGCCATCAAGAGCAAGTTGTGTGCGGAAATCGTGTGCGCTACCAGTGTCCGTGTTCTGTCCGGAGAAGTTGAAAAACGCGAGATATTGGTAGTAGCCCGATACCGTGACGCTCAGCGGAGTGGTCATCGCGACAGGCGTAGTTCCGGTAGTGACAATGCCGGTGCCAGATACCGCGCTTGTGTACGGAGTAAAGGGCAACCAGTACGCATTGTTAGAGCCATCTCCCCAACTGCGGAGAATGCCACCGCTTGTAGTGCTGTTTGGAGTATCTACCATTATGACCTCACCGGATAGGGGTCTAGCGTGAAAGATGTTGTCCACTCGCCTCGCTCGGCGCGGAAATCGTGCCGGACTGACTCTACGACCATATCCGCAGCAATTTTCCCTGTTCCGATTGGGTATCCAGCCGTAGAGGTCGTGGAAGCGTTCGGCATTACTCGCGTAAAGTTCACGACATCCCCGAACTCCGTGTTGAGGATTGCCGTAATGTTCGCACCATTGGAGATTTTCGCACTCAACTCAACATTCTGAACGCGCCAGAGTGGCTCTCGGTACAAGTACCCGAGGAAGTAAGCAGTAGAAAGTGCCGAACTAAGCGTGGAATGAAGTGTGTTGGATTTTCGTAGAGTCGTGTAGCCGAATCGTTGATTAGCGGTGACGGTGCCATACCAATTGCCGAGATTCTCGTAAACCTGCTCAGTTCCCGACTGTGGTGCGATTCGCACCGCTGTCCACACGTCAGCATCGTCAGCAAGAATACGGCAACTGTCGTGTTGGTAATAGTAGGTACTACTGCCATCGTCACTCCACACATGGTCGCCAGTCGGAGCCGTGTAGGTCTTTGTCCAAGTGCTAGCGGAAGGAGTCGTAGTGTTGAACGACCAAGTCCCGTAGTAAGACTGGCTGTAGAAAGAGAATGTTCCGTCAAGTTCTTGATAGAACGCACCAGTGTCGGTATCGGTGATTTGCGAAATGAGGTCAAGAGCCGTAAGACCGATAACCGGAGTATCCCAGTAAAACGGCTCGGTATCAAGTGTCCCCATGCCGTAATAAGTCAAGTGGTCAGCGTAGGCTGTCGTGCTTTCGTTGAGGTATAACAAATCCGGAGTTCCGGAAGCGGAGAGAAGCACAAGTTTCCCACCGGAAACAGTTCCGTATCCAGAGAGAGTGAGGATTTCGGCAATTCTGTCGATGGAAGACACATTTGCGTAAGCGATGGTCACAGTTACAGTCCAAGACGAGCCACTACCCGAACCGGAAAGGGTTTGAACATTCACGACGAGCGTTCCTGTGGATGGGTCGTAAGAAACGATTAGCCCAGTCATCGTAATTGTTCCGTTAGTGATGACGCACTGCGCGTTGGTCGGCAAGCAGTAATTCAGGGGAACAGTCAGAGTTTTGTTACCTGTTCCTGCCGTAAGCGTTGTCGTTGATGTGAGAGGCTGATAACGAGCCTGACTAATCGGATAGCCACGCTGTAGCAGGGTTCCAGCGATGAAACGATTAACGATATCCGTCATCGTGATTGTGGAATTGTGAAGAACTACCTCGTCAATGTATGCCGCGAGGACAGGCGTGGAAGAGGAAATCGCCTTACCGACATTCCATTGTCCGGAGTTGAATGTCGTAGTTGCTAACAGTGGCACCGTGAAGATTCCATCGAAACAGCCATAAATGAAGCCACCGACGATTGTGAGTCCAATGTGATGCCAGTATCCATCGGTGATATTCGCGAGAGCGTAGTTTGTCGTAGTTGCACCCTGCGTAACTGCGACATTCGCCGTTCCGTCTGCCGTGACGTTTAGGGCAATCGTGTAAGTGAGTCCGCTACTCGTAGCCGTGTTGTAGGCAATTGTGTGATTGTTGATGCCCTGTCCGAGAATCCAAAAGTCAATACCGCTAGATGTAGTGCCATTACCGAAACTTGCGTAACCTGACGGACCATTCGTTCCTGCCGACAAATCCGTACAGTTTGATGGACTGTAAATCAACGCACCATGCGGAGGGAAAGATACCGGATTCGTATATACACCATTCCCCTGCTGCAAGTTATCTGGGATGGCACAACTAAACACGACTCCATTAGAGTTTGTCGTTCCGTTGAATGTGCTGGAAATAGAGAACGATGAGGCTGTTACCGCCGTAATCGTTTTATTACTCGCGTTCGGACTTCCCGTAGTACCTGATTGCGGAGTACCCATACCGGAAATCGTGACTGTCTGACCGACAGCGAAATTGTGTACGCAGGAGTAAGTCGTAGTAGTTCCGTTACCGACTGCCTTTGTGATTGAAATAGGTGGCGCACCGCCGAGCGCGTACCAGTTCTTAGAACTCGTTTGAGAGATAGTCCAAGATGTGTAAGTACCCGAACCGAATTGGTAATACACAGTCACGACGAGCGTTGTGCCGGAGTATGAAGAGACAGTGCCGTACATACCGGCTGTCGGATTCTGGCTAGTTCCAGCACCGATAAGAATTGTCGCACCAGTTACGAAGCCGAGCGAGGCTGGCACCGTAAATGTTGCCGAAGTTCCATTTACAGTGACGCTGGAAGATGAGGTCGTGGAAACATTCGTCGGCTGCGCGTAAGTTTTCCAGAAACTCGGATTGCTCAGTTCTCGGAGAGACAGGTATTTGCAGATGTCGCTGACATTTACGAGTAAATCGGAGTTCAGTTGGTCGGTGAGCCGTTCTTCAACAGAGTCAATAATCCCGAAGAAGATTGGCCATGTAGCCGTAAAGTTCCACGAAGTAAATGTGCCACTACCCGAGGTCGCCGTGATGTTGAGGACGATTACCCCAGTAGAACTGTTGTACGAGGTAATGCTGCCGTACATATAGTTGCTTCCGGAAGTAAAGCGACCATACTCGGCGTTATCTATACCGAGTCCGGTCTGAATCGTGAATGTCTTAGTGCCGGTGCCGATTGTGTTGGAGGTCGTAGAAGTGCCGACTTGGTACGACGCAGCAATCTTGACTGGCTGACGAGGCTGAATTACATAACCAGTGCCGTTCTTCGTGCCGTTCGTAAAGAATCCGTCTCGGTTATCCAATACGAACTGCGCCGTGGCAGGTTCTACGCGAGACAAGTAGTGCTGTCGTGACAGGTTCGTCTGAAACTCACGCAGATACGACGCTGCGCTCGTCCAGTAAGAGTTGGAAACATTGTTACCGGCAACTGGCGCAGCCTGTTGATATGCCGCTTGTATGTTTGTCGGTGCGAAGGCTATCCAAATGTCCGGAGTGGGAAGCGCAGCAATCTGTGCCATTAGTTCACTCTACGGCGAGAGCCAGGATTCGGCTCTCGTTTCGTCGCCCAAGTACCGAAGACATTACTGTACCGACGCACATCTTTAGACAATTGGAGTCGTACAGCCTCGGCGACTGCAGAGATAAATGCGCGATTGTTTACTAACGCATCGGCGATGACTTTCGCGTCAATGTTGATTGTTAGTTCTTGGTCGAATGGCGTTTCTGCCGACGCTTTCCCCATTAGTTCGCTCTCACATTCACAGTTACATTAGTTTTTTGCCGAGAGGATGGCACAGTGTTTGCCGGAGAGTTGATGATTCTGTTCAGTTCGTCTTGAAGCGGATTCTGGACTCCTGTTCTCAAACCCATGCCTCTCGGAAGAGTAATGAATCCAGTTTTATCAACAGTCGCTTGCATGAGGGGAGAAACATCTTTACCCATGTAACCGTGTTCTTTTAGAAACGCTTCAATCTTCTTTGCTTTGTCCACTCCGTATTTTGCTGTGAGTTCGGCACGACCAAGTTTTGAGCCAGCACCGGAAGTGCCTACCGCCCAAGACATTACGAAAGGTGCTGCAAGAGCAGCAGCCATCGTCGCGACAGTTCCAGCCAGCGCACCGCCAGTTAATACTGCCTCGGCTTTGTTGCCGAAAGCGTTACCTGCCGCGTTTTCTACGACATTCTTTGCAGCATCTACCGCAGCGTTTGATGCTTGATTGGCTAGTGTCCCACCAGTACCGATGAGGGGGATTGCATCGGTGAGTGCGATGAGGGCATCCGTGTTCAAATCAGTCGCCGTAGTGTTGGCTGTCATCGCTGTTCCGGTAAAGGCTGCCTTGATAGTACTAATCGTGTTCGCGATGCCCTTACCGACAGCCATAGCGAGTTTCCCTGCGAACAGACCGATAGCAGCATCTCCGGCGATTTGTGCGATGAGAGGATGTGCCTCAAAGTAGTTCATCACCTTTGTTCCCCACTCAACGACTCTCGTCATTTTGGGGAGAATCCAGTCACCGAGGGGGATAAGGGCAGCCTGTGCGGTGGCGACAAACTTTTCCATCGCACCCTTCGGCGATTTCAGCCACTCGGAGAACTGGCTAGAAGTTGTGCCAGTAGCCGGAAGTTTGGTATACAACTTCTGAAGTTCCGGCAACTGCGTAATAATGTTGGAATACATCATTCCTGCGCGCGGACTAAAGATTTGCCCGAGGAATGCGGTCATTCCGGCAGCCTTTTGAGTCGCCGAGGCGTTCCTATTGAATGCTGTGTTGATTTCTTGAAGCACGGTCAGCACTCCCCCAGGACGCTTCATTTGCGATGCGAGAGTCTGTTGATTTAGTCCGACGCTTTGTAACGCAGCAGCAGCAGCCGTAATCTTTCCTGTTGCCGTAGTCGCCGGAGCGTTCATTTTGGTAAATAGCGCGGTCATCGCTATCATCGCCCGACTGCCGTTCATACCTTGATTGGCGAATCCTGCCATCAAAGTAGAGGCGGTCTTTAGGTCAACATGGTAAGCAGCGAAAGTCGCGGCAGCGCGTCCGCTAAATGCGCTCGTCAGGTCGTTCGCCGTAAGTTTGCTGTTCTTGATGGCATTCGTGAAGATATCCATCGTGTTCGTCACGGACTTCGTGCCAGCGATGTGCATCTTGTTGATAATCAGCGCAGCAGCCATCGAGTCTTTGAGATTGCCGTTCTCCGCTTTAGCGAACTTCGCAGCACTCGTTACCGCTTTGTGAGCCTCGGCAAGACTCAGACCACCTTTGATGGCTTGTGTGTAAGCGTCGGTAATGTCCGTAGCCGATGTCGCCGTTGTCCGAGATACATTGAGCATCGTCGGTATGAGTTTCTTGACCTGCTCATCGGTGAGCGTGGTCGTGCGAGCCATCTTGTCCAGAGACTCGGAGTAGTCCATCGCGAGTTTCGTCGCGTAGGCAGCGACACCGACAGCAGCGACTGCTGCGTATTTCGTAACGCGCGAACCGAGAGTACTCAGTCGGCTAGAAGTGGAATCGCCAGCAGCCTTGATTTCTTCCATACCGGCGATAACTTCGCCCTTTTTCGCTTGGAAGTCGCGAATAGACGCGAGAATCTCAACTACTACGGGAGGTAAGAATCCTTCAGCCACTTAATGCCCTTTTCCATTCCCTCTCGTAAATCAACTTTATCTCAGGGAGAGCCTCTTGGAGTCCTGGCTCTAAATACGGGAAAGGTCGGGTCGTGACTGTCCAGACCTTGCCGGTTTGCCTACCGAACGCGATACTGTGCTGCGAAGTTCCACCGAGTTCTACGCGCCGACCATATTTGATTGTCGGACCGACACTCGCTTTCCAATGCCCCATCTCTACACGCTCAGCCTCGCCACGACGGATTGAGTTACGGAGGTTGCCGGTGCGGAGAGTCGGCTTGGGCTGTGTCGGTGGGCGCGAAGTATCGCCATCAAACTGCCTTTTGGCAGCATCTGCTACGGCAATCGTGGCTTGTTCCACAATGCGCTTGGCTGCGAGGTCTATCCGTTCGGTAAGAGCCTCAATACTGTCCACGAACTTCTGGACACCTGCTACCGAGGCGCGGATGCTATCAGCCATTTGCGACCTCCTGAAATACCGAGTGTATTCTAAGTAACCAGTCCACCGCTTCGCTAGGTTGGTCTAGAAACGCATCGTGGGTACCGCCGAAAGTTTTACGGAATTCGTATTCTCGGTAAAGGCTAAGCAGTTCACCATCTACCTCAACTTCTCTGCCTTCAAGAAAGGCTCTTAGGCGAGCGAGTCTCCGGTACGCGCTTTTGGGTCGGTGGCTCCATCCGGAGAGAAGTCGGGAATGTTGTTGTATTCCTCGGCGCACACGGCAGCAAGTTCCTGAAATACCGCTTGCGGTAGGTCAAGAATGTTCTCTCGCGTCGGCAAGTCGCCACGGCTCCACGAACGCAGGAATCCGAGGATGAGTTCTGCCTGATACCCATCCATCGCGTTCAGTTCGTCTTCCGACAACTTCGTGTAGAGATTCCACGTCGCAGGGTCAGACTCGTTAAATCCGAGTTCCACCAACTTCACGCCGACGCTCTGCGCCGACATTAGTGCGCGACCAATGGCGCGTGATGTCCGTTCGGAAATCTCCGACCTGTTAGCGATGATAACTGAATCGCCGTTACTAAGGGTAACTGCTGGCATCTTCCCCTCCTGTGTTTAGTATGCCGTACTGGTGCCGTTCACAACAGTAGCCTTCACCGGAGAATATCCGCTAATGGCATCCGTCGTGTTCGCGTTAGCGACAAAGTCCACTTCAACTTCCGTGTATTCCTTACCGCGAACGCGCTTCACATTCTGGTACTGAACATTTGACATCGTGAAAGAGATGCTGTGCTGCACCGCTACCGACGAGCCGTTGAGGTTGCTGTCGTTGGGGTCTGTAAGGGTAATGGTCGTAGCCACCGGAGTACCAGCGCGGAACAGACCATACGCCGACGAGCCAGTGGAGAATGGGTCAGCGTTGCTGTCCACAACTGCCGTGAACTTTCCCGTAACTTCCAGCGGACCAGCGAAATTCACCTTCGGAGCCTGAGTACCCATCGTGAAGATGGGGGCAGTTTTGCGGTCAAACTTCAGTTCGCCCGACTGGATGTAGGTAAGTCCCGAGCCACCGACGCTAATCGTGGAGTTCCACGAAGGCACCAACTTTTCCGAGGTAATGCTCAGCGTGTTGAACACAGTCGGCGCAGAGGTCAAGGAAGTGTAGGGATTGCCGATGAACTTCACCGCAGCCTCGGCTGCCGCTTCCGCACCGAAAGTAATCGTCAAGTCAGCAGCCTGTGCGCCGAGCATCTGGAAGTAGTTAGCACCGTCAAAGTCCAGCAGCGAGTACGACGATGGCTGCGAGCCAGTGGAGGCACTGTTGAGAAGTCCGAGGACGTGGGTGTATGACGCGCCCGATGAAGCCACCGGAGTCACTTCGTAACCGAGAATCGCCGAGAGGTAGTGGGGGAAAGTGTCGGCGTACAAGTACGACTTGAAATCCAGAGTGTCGTGCCGAGTTGCTGCGACCTGTTCATAAACGAGCGTTCCCGAACCACGGAGAGCCTCGTCGCGCAGCCATGTCTGCATCGGCGTAACCTGCGGAGTCGTGACAGGAATCCAGCCGACAGTGCCACTTCCGGGCAGCGTTCCTCGCGTGGCTTCCTTTACAAGTCCGAGATAACTATTCGCTACTAAATATGCCATTTCGAGCGTTCTCCTTAGTTGCTAGGCGTTGGGTCGGCAGGTGCATCAGCACCGGCAGAATCGTCTTTTAGAGCCTTCTGAGAGGCTTTTACCGGCACCCATCGCCCATCCGCAGGGTCTTCGGGCAAATCACAGATGTCATCCTTCACAACCGACAGCGGTGCGCCATCCAGCAAGAATGGGTAGTCTCTCGGCTCATCCCCGATGTATTGAAACTTCGCCATCATTCTCCGTTAAGCGTTCAGGATTTCTACGACTTGGACTCGTACATTCGAGTATACCTGTAGCGTAGCATTCCCACCAGTGAGGATGCGAGGGTAATACGAAGTTACGGCGATGTCGGCACTTCCCGGCATTATGCCTTCTCCCCATTGGAAGATGACGCTCGGTGCGCCAGCCTGTCGGTCTGCGCGGATAGCCGAAACTAGCCCATCTAGGAAATCGTCGTTATCTTGCCCGACATCCTGAGCCTTCTGTTTCACTGAGCGTAGGAAACAGTCCAGCGCGACTGTGTATTCCACAGCCTTCTTACCCGAGTGCGCGCCACCGAGAGCGATGCGCTTTTCGTTAGAACTCTGGAGATACACATAGATAATCGCACCGGAAGAAATGCCAGGGTCTTCTCCGGCGAAGAACTCCATGTCTCCAGTGAATCGCGCCGGATGCGCCTTGACGGTGCTGAGACTGGGTATGCCAGCGTTCTGTAGGTATGTGACGATTGCCGAGCGTACCGCCGAGCGAGACATTAGAACCTAGCCCACGCCACGCGGAAGTCGTTGAGCAGTTCGTAGCCGAGAGCCTCGTCTTCCATAGAAGTCAGCGTCTTGGTAGATACCGGAACAGGCTCTCCAAGTTCGTTCAGCACCAGACCACCCTGACCACGCTGTTTGATGAGAGCCACGACGAAGTGGATGACCGCTTGTTTCACAGTCGCCGGAAGTGCCGTGAGATGGACTCCTGAGCCGTGTTTGAAAGACAAGGCTGCTGTGAGGGGAATCGTCTTGCTCACTCCGTCATAGTTGCTAGCGACAGTTACATACTCGTCGTTAGAGCCATCCCAGAGGCTCAGCGATTGTCCGGCGTAAATGCCTGTCGGGTCGGTGACTTGGAGACTGGTATCGCCAGCGTTCGTAGTGGTCGTGGTAAATGTGTTCGCCCATCCGTTCACATAAGTCCATTGGCAGAACAGTTGTGTCTGCGGAGCCCAGTTACCGCCAGCAATCGTAAGCGGACCGACGCTCAGCCCGACTGACGATGAGTAGGTGATAGTGAACTGTTCGCGTTCTACGAAACAGTTGTCGTTCGTAATCGTGATGTCTTGGAGTCCGACTCCCGGACCATAGCCAATCTTGAAGTCGCGGACTTCAATAATCGGTGTGAAGTACGGATTGACGATGATTTGCCCCATCCGGTTCGGGCGATACTTGCCCGACTCCGTGTTGATGGTGGCGTTCAGCGTTCCGTAGATTCCCATCGTGTAGAGGTCAGCCTTCGCACTCGCAGCGACGATGATTTCCTGTAGTGCGCGGTCTTGTACCGATGCCGAGGCATTGGGAATCAGGTTCGTGAAGTCAATCGCAGCACAAGTCGGCGAGAACTTGACCTCGGAAACAGTTACATAAGGCTCTACGCGCCCACCCTGTAGGGCATACGAGGCAGTTGCGGACACTTGTTACTCCTGACTTTCGCCATCCGAGGATACTTCATCGTATTCCGGCGTAAGTGATGTGCCATCGCACCGACCACAGTGGTCGCGGTACAGAGCCATAAATCCGCAGTTGTTACAGCGGTATCCCCGAGCGCGACGGAATGTAGTACCAGCCACGGCGAAATCTCCTGACGCTTTCAGCAGTTGTCCGGCTGCGCCTTCCACATGGAAAGTGCCATCCTTGCTGCGAGGAATGACGCGACCACCGACCTCAACTTCTTTGAGTCCGTTATCTGAGCCAACTAAACGCATTTCTTCTCCCTTGCGTAAAAGCGGTCTGCCGGTGGGGAAGTAACCGACAGACCGCTTCTACAACTCACCGGATTACTCCGGCGACTTCGTTCGCCTAGACAGCGATGTTCGTGATGGCACCAGACCAAGCCGGAGCGCGGAAGGCAAGCGTACCGTACTGGTACGTCGAGATGTCCCACGACAACTGAATCTGAGGCCATTCGAGGACAATCATGTCCTGAACATTGACAGCCTGAACAGTCTCGCTCACGCCACTGTCCGGGAAGGGCAGGGTCTTCGAGTGGACAAGAGCAGTACCAGCCGGCATGTAGGGGTGCGCGACCAGTTCCACCATCTTGCCCGTGACCTCGTTCTGGAGAGCGTTCACGATGCTACCGACAGCCACTCCGTCCGCGCCCAAGGTGTAGTTGAGGCGGTATCCGGTGGGGTTGGCTTGCTGCTGAATGCTGTCCGCGAGCGACTTACGCACCGCACCACTGGTCAGAATCATGTCGGGGTCACCGATGACTGACGTGTAGAGGTTGTAGAACAGCGTCTGGAAGTCCGAGCCAGGAATCGTGGTGGACAACTTGCCGTTCAGAGCAATCGTGGAACCAGCGTTCGCACCAGTCAGGGTGCTGACGTAGCCATCGTAACCAAGGCTGTTACCCGAGCCGTTGTCGGCAGAGGTCGAAGGCAAGGCAGCGACGGTGCTGAAAGTGGTCGGGGCAGTGCCGTTCGTGTAAACAGTCGTTCCCTTGTAGTTCGTACTGCCGACAGTGACGTAGATGTTCACAGCCAGCGTTCCCGAAGGTACACCAGTAAGGCTGTTCAACTTGACGCTCTGACCAGC